TGCTGATTGCGGCACAGGCCCGCAGCGAGGGGTGGCGCTCTCAGGCGGCCAGCAACAGAGCAGAGGGGAAGGCAACGATATGAGAACCGAAGAGGACGAAGAGTTTGAGCGCATCGAGCGCGAGCAAGCAGAGCGTGAGAAGGCGATGGGCTGGCGCAAGCGACAGATCGAGGATGAGCCTGTGCGCAGGGCCAAGCCATATTGCCCGCAGTGCGGCTACGAGTTCAAGGGGGTCGAAGTAAATGATTGACGCCTCGAAGAGGACGTGCCAAGTGTGCCGCCTGCGTCCAGCAGAGAAGCAGGTTCGCACCAGTGATGGCCGAGTGATGTGGCGCTGCATGACGTGCCACGACCTGAAGAACCGAGTCGGTTTCACGAAGGGCAAGCAATGACCACCCTCGCCGAGCGCAAGCACATGAGCCGCGTGGCCGAGCTGGGCTGCATTGTGTGCAAGCGCATGGGGTACGAGGGAACCCCCGCCGAGCTGCACCATCCAAGGGCCTTGGCGGGGGGCTGGGGGCGCTCAAAGCACATGGACGTCATCCCACTATGCCCAGAGCACCACAGAGGCTCTACGGGCGTCCACGGCCTTGGCACGAAGGGCTTCCCCAAGCATTGGGGCTTCACCGAGCTGGAGCTGCTGGAGGAGGTCCGAAGCCTATTAGGGTTTGTCCCTACAAAATAATTTAAAAAAGGTGTTGCATCGTTTAATTTGGTGTTACACTACATGCACTGACACAGCAAAACCGCACAGTCAGGTAACACAGAAAAGGACAGCGAAATGACGGTCTCGGGCGCAGGGCGCTTGCAGCCCTCGTGCTGGCTGATGAAGTGGTCCATGGCGTCGATGATGACGTTGATCGGCGCAGGCATGAAAGGCGGCTCCTCCTGCGCCCCGCAAAACTCGCACGCAAACTTGCCCGTCTTTGCGTCCGCGATGATGTGGTCGGCGCTCATTCTTTTTCTCCCGTTGCTTTGGCCATGGCGGCTTTAGCTTTTGCAACCTCTTCGTGTGTTCCGTTGTCGTCTGCTGAATAAACAACCATTTCAAGCTGATCGACATACCAAAGCAAAGATTTCAACGCCTCCAACAGATCAGGCGCGGCGGAGATCAGGCGGGCGTTGGCCTCAGACTGCTTGAGCGTTGAACGCTTATCGCCGCGAACGGTGGCCAATGGCGCATAGCCATACGTCTGCACGCGAACAAAATACTGGCCCTCGTGCAAAGTGTCTTTCAAGGAATACCACGGGCCGGGTGTGTGCTTGCTCATGCCGACACCCCCCGAGCCTCTTGGCGGCCTCGTTCGACCAAGTAGCGGGCCTCGGTCCTGTCCTCGATCGTTTCGGCCTCCAAAAGCGTTCTGATGGCCTGCGCGGCTGCTTGGCCAGCGCTGGGTGTCTGCGCACGCTCGTACCTGAACCCGAGCGAGATGTATTGAACGGCTGCGTGTTTCATGCTGTGATCACTCCTTGGTTGATGAGTTGCTGGGCCGTGCGACCGAACCAGCCTTGCAGTTGCCACGCGAGGCCAGTGTCCACAAGGGTCTGCCATGCCTCGATGACTTGCTCTTCGCTGTCGGCCTCAATGAAGCCCTCCGCGATGCCTGTTGCTGTGAATGAATCCATTTCGCTTTCCTTTCGCTTTTGATGGGGGCCGAGGCCCCCGGTTAGTCCATCCGGCTGTTGCTGTGGCAGGCGATGCCGTGTTCGTTCAGGACCTTGGCAAAGGCGCGGGCATAGGCTTCCTTGCGCTCCATGCTCTGGTTGAACTCATGGCAGGCGATCTCAAGGCCATTGGGATAGCCGGTGCGGGCCATGCCGTTTGCCTTGGCCCACTTACCGAACGGGGTGTTTCCCTTGAGCCAGACCCACGCGAACCCGCAGGGGCCTTCGCTGATGCAGTGGACTTCGGCACCGGGCTTGGGGCGACCGAAGATGTCGGCCTCGACCAGATGCATGGGGGTCGGGCGGGCGGCATTGCCAGCGGCCATACCGGCTTCGTGGGCGGCGGCAGTGATCTTGGAAAAAGGCATTTCGTATCTCCTTGTTGATCTGATGGAAGGATTATAGGCCCAATGGGCCGGGGATGTCAAACGGCCACCTTGGGCCGGTTGATGATGGTCTGGAGGGTGCCTTCGCGGTCCTCATGGGCCTTGACGGTGGCCTTCAGGGTCAGGGTCTCGCCATTGTCGGCAATGCGGTTGCCCTTGTAGATCACGATGTTCCCGGAGGCGTCCTTGAACCCGTGGACGGTCAGCATGCCGTACTGGGTCTCGAAGGACTTAGACCACTGGAGGGTCAGGGTCAGGGTCAGGCGGTCGCCCACGGCCCCCAGAAAGGCGCTGGCGGCGTTTTCAGCGGCCCGCTGGGCAGCGAGGGCGGCACGGCCCGAAATGCGCTCCAGCAGGCTCTGCGCGAAGCTGATCTGCTTGTCGGAGATCGAGCCGTACTTGACCAGCTTCTGGACCATTTCGCAGATGATGCCCTCTTCGCGGGGGACCGTGTGGACGTTGACGTTGGCAGCGTAGATGTCCCAGAGGGCGGTCAGGCCCTTTTCGGCCAGCGTGGCCTGCGCCTTGGCCTTACCGGCGAGGTTCTTGCGTTCCGCGCCAATCTGCTTCTTGAACAGGGAATAATTAGCGTCCGACAGGCCCATCTTGTCGGCGCAAGTCTCGCCCGTGACGATGTAGGTGTTGCTGGCGGCGTGGTGGAAGATCGCCTGATACAGGCAGGAAGCGCCGCAGATATGGCAGCAGCCGCCGTGATCATGGCTGCTGTACTTGCCACCCGTGCGGTCCATGTCGGCGCTGATGCGTTCCCGGCCAGCCGAGCCGAGGCTGAGATACATGGAAGCAGCGGGGCCAACATACTTCATGGCGACAAAGCGATAATCGGCGGGGTTGATAACGCTGGGGCGGTGGATGTCAGTGCGGGTCATAGTCATCTCCAAATCAATCGACCTACGCATCATAGGCCCAATGGGCCGCATGTAAAGTGGGAAAATGGGGGTAAGGCAAATTATTTTGTTTGCATCACCGGCCCATATGGCCCATAAATGGGGGGTCGATTGGCGGCGTTGTGCCGCCTAAAGTGGAGATAAATGATGAATTTCAATAAGATACGCCTACGGTCGCTTCCGGGTTCTACCCGCTGCCGCTGTGGAGTGGGCCTCCACCGTGGGTCAACGGCCCGCTGGTCCGGCCAGCGCTATTGGGACTGCTGGGATTGTTACATGTGCCGGGGGCGCAAATGAGCCGGAACTACGGAATTAGGCCGGACCACCGGCAGGTATACATCCCGCCGGAGGAAAAATTCCCGCGCGTAATTGCCTTGATCGGCATGCTGGTTGGGGGCGCACTGCTGGCTGCGCTGCTCACTGGGATGATGGTGCTGGCCCAACTGCTATACTGGGTGATGCCGTGAGACGGGTTATCGCGGCTATTCTGTATGCGCTTCTAGTAGCGATATTGGGGTACGAACTATGGGTAATTGGACACATGATCACTTCGCACTTTCGGGGGCGGACATGATGATCGAGGACGCAAGAGAGTTCCTAAAAAATCTGGCCGCAGACGGTCTGGATGCGTATCTGGACAGGGTATGGGATATGCGGGAGTCGGTGCCGCCCAAGCCGTCGAGCAAGGGCTGGCCCTACAAGCCTGCATGTGAGCAGGGGTTAGAGGTTCCGCGCCGTGGACTAAAGGTGCTGAAGTGAACCTCCCCAAGGAACTACAGGACATATTAGACGATTTGGAAAGATTCGACGCCGAACGGGACAAGATGGCTCAGGCCATATCTGAGGCAAATGCCGGGAACAAACTGGGCTGGAGATACCCGCTCGATCTGGTCGTCCCTGAAGACATCCGGCAGAGTTACCTGACAGGACCAGCACATTGACACCCGAACAGCTAAAATCCGCCCGCGCCAAACTTGGCGACTTGAAAACGGCTGAACTCGCGCAAATCATAGGTCTCAGGTGGGACAGAACCATCCGTAAATGGGAGGCAGGGGAGAGAGCAATCCCTGAGCCTGTGGCGATCCTTGTGAACCTGTTCCTAGAGAACCCGGTCCTGATCACTATGTCCGAGAAGTTCCGTCCGGTGTATAAGCGGTCGAGAACAAAGGTGAACAAGAATGCCTAGGAAGAAAAAGGATACAATCACTGACCAAGCACGAGGCCTGTTCGTGCAGGATGGTGAATTGGTGACAGATAGTCCTGAAATAGCTGCGGAACCCAAAAGCGTGGGAAGGCCCAGCAAATACACGGGTAAACTGGCCGATGAGATTTGCACTCGCATCGCTCAGGGGAACAGCCTGAGAAAGGTTTGCCTCGCGGATGACATGCCGGACATCACAACTATCATCCGTTGGACTAGGGAAAATAAGGAATTTTGCCAACAATATGATAGGGCTTGCGTAGACCGGGGCAATCATCTGGCCGAAGAAGCCTTGGAAATTGCTGACCAAACCCCTGAGACAGAGCCTGTCAGGGACAAGGAAGGCAACATCATCGACATGCGCCTGCACTCTGCCTACGTCTCATGGCAGAAGAACCGGGTAGACGCCCGCCGCTGGTTTGCGAGCAAGATGTCCCCGAAGCGGTTTGGCGATAAGGTCCAGACTGAGGTTTCTGGGGTCGATGGCTCTGCGATCAAGGTCGAGACTGTTGCGCTGGACGTAGCCAGCCTGACCCCGGAGTCCCGCGCGGCTCTGAGGGCGGCGCTACTGGAAGTGAAGTCCAAGAAATGAAGCTGGCCTATGTCTGCCGCGACTGCGGACAGTTGTGGAAACTGCTGCATATGCGGACATGCCGGTACTGGGTCGAGAAGTCCAAGGTGGTTATGAAGTGGCAATGTAAACAGGCCAATGGGGCCGAATGTTTCATGTGAAACAATCAGAAAGCGGGAGAGTTCTGTGGCAAATTATTTGGTACGACTGATAGAGAACAAAGAAATCGTGGGCTTCTTCAATGCAGTAAACGATTATGAGTTGTTCTGGCTGGTAGATGAATGCACGGACCCTTGGGGCTGTGAGCGGCAAAAGCTGATTGGCGGGTGGGGCGTCATGTGGCCCGCGCCGAAAGCATTTAAAGTTCCACTGAAAAACCTTGACGCTGAGGTAAAGCTAAACAAGGCCCAACTTACAGAGGGTGCCACTACGCTATTGCTGGATGAGGGTAAATGGAAGCCGGTGGCCGTTGAGGACGAGAGAGACTATTATTACAGAGGTTAGGGTATCTGTGTTACAAAGGCCGTGCCTGTCGCAGGCCCCTTTCCTGCTGCTGGTACGGCCTGTCTCGGTTTTGCTTCCCGCTATCCGGGACAGGCCACCTAAGTGGGAATAGGGTATGATCGTTGATGTCGGCGGCAAAATGTTGGATGCGGACGAAAGTCTGCGTCTGCTAGACCAATATGAGAACGAGCAAAGCCTATACGACTTCCTGATCAACTCATGGAAGTATATCGACCCAAGCCCGTTCACCCACGGCTGGCCTATTGAAGCAGTTGCAGAGCATTTGCAGGCCGTTTGCGATGGCGATGTAAGGCGTTTGATCATCAATATCCCGCCGCGCTGCTGCAAATCCTCCCTGACATCCGTGGCATTCCCGGCTTGGGTTTGGGCGCAGGAGTATGCCAGTGCGACCAGCGGGCCGGGGGTGCAGTTCCTGACGGCATCCTACGCGCAACAGCTATCCATCCGAGACAGCGTGAAGTGCCGCCGGTTGATTGAAAGCCCGTGGTACAAATCCATTTGGGGTTCACGATTTGTTCTCACCAGCGACCAGAACACCAAGGGGCGCTTCGACAACTCCAAGGGAGGCACCCGGCTCTCCACCTCGGTAGGATCGGCCCTGACCGGTGAAGGCGGCTCGATCATCATCGTAGACGACCCAAATGCGGCTCAGGAGGCGTTCTCCGACGCGACCATTGAGACAACCATCGACTGGTGGGACAACGCCCTCAGCACCCGCCTGAACGATCCTAAGACGGGCGCGTTTGTGGTGATCCAGCAGAGGCTGGCTGAGAACGACCTGACCGGCCACATCCTTGAGAAGCAGTCCGGGGAGTGGACCCACCTGTGCCTGCCTATGGAGTACGAGAAGTCCCGCTCCTTCGTGACCACCATTGGCTGGGAAGACCCTCGAACGGAGGAGGGCGAACTACTCTGGCCGGAGCGGTTCGGACCAAAGGAAATCAAATCCCTAGAGTCCGCGCTAGGCCCGTGGGCTTCGGCTGGTCAATTGCAGCAGCGGCCTGAACCCAAGGGCGGCGGCATCATCAAGCGGGACTGGTGGGAACTCTGGCCCCATGATGCCTATCCCGCGATGGACTATGTGATCGCCTCCCTCGACACGGCCTACACCACCAAGAGCGAGAACGACTTCAGCGCCATGACCGTCTGGGGAGTATTCTCCGGGGATGTCGTGGCCCAGAATGTCAGGGCGGGCGGAACTGACACGGAACGGTCCTACGCCCAGCAAAGTCCCAAGGCCATGCTGATGGACGGCTGGCAGGAGCGGCTGGAGTTACACGATCTGGTCGAGAAGGTCGCCAAGACCTGCCGGACCATGAAGATCGACAAGCTGATCATCGAGAACAAGGCAGCGGGCCATTCGGTCGCGCAGGAAATCCGGCGGCTGTACGCCCATGAGGACTGGGCGGTCCAACTGGTGGACCCGAAGTCTCAGGACAAGCTATCGCGCCTGTACTCGGTCCAGCATCTGTTCAGTGAGGGAATGGTCTACGCGCCGGACAGGTCATGGGCCGATACAGTCATGACGCAGGTGGGGACGTTCCCCAAGGGTAAGCACGATGACTTGGTGGATACGGTAAGCATGTGCCTTCGACACCTTCGTGACCTTGGCATGCTGACGCGCGGGCAGGAGATGGTTGCTCAGGTCCAAGAGTCGATGCAGCATCGCGGGAATGATCTTAGGCCGTTGTACTAAGGTTCATGGTTTGTTCTAGACCACACCAGTGGTACCTTGCGGTCAAATATCCGCAAGGAATAGATCATGGCGTTAACTCCGGGGCTTTCTCCGTCTATTAGATTGGTGCAACCGGACCCTGAATTTGAGGGGCCGGGAGAGGACACCACTGTCGAGATCATCGACGGCGACGATAAGCCCATTGCTAATGAAGATGGCAAGATACTGGAGATCGAGCATGACGACGGCTCGATCACGATCAGCCTAGACGGCAAGTCCCTTACCGGAGAAGACGAAGCTAAAGGTCCGACCGGCTGGTTTGATAATCTGGTTGATGACATTCCCGAACTGGAACTGAACCGTATTTCGGACGAACTGCTGCGCGGTATCTCTGATGACATCGAGAGCCGCAAGGACTGGATTGAAGATCATTCGACCGGCATCAAGCTGCTTGGTCTCAAGATTGAAATTCCCGGCCTCGGCGGCTCCGCAGAAGGAGCGCCTGTCGAGGGCATGAACAGGGTGCGGCACCCCCTCCTGCTGGAGGCGGTGTTGCGCTTTCAGGCCAATGCCCGCTCTGAAATGTTGCCGACTGACGGCCCGGTGAAAATCCGCAACGACGATAACAATGCGACGCTGGATGAAGACCAGCTTGCTAAGGCGTTCGAGCGGGACCTGAACCATTACCTGACATCGACGGCCACAGAGTATTACCCCGACACCGACCGCATGCTGTTCATGCTGGGCTTTGGCGGCACGGCATTTAAGAAGGTTTACTTCTGCCCCCTGCGGAACCGGCCTGTCTCTGAGACGGTTGATGCTGATGACCTGATCGTCAACAACAACGCGACGGACTTGCAGAACGCCAAGCGCATTACGCACCGGTCCTATCAGCGGCCCTCGACCGTCAAGCGCCTCCAGATACTGGGCGTGTACCGGGACATCGACCTGTCCACCCCGAACATGAGCAATCTGGATAGCCTCCAGCGCGAGAAGCTGTCTGTGCAGGGTATTGCCCCGGACAGCATGAACCCGAACGACCGGGACCGCGAGATTTACGAGTGTAATTGCGAACTCAACATTCAGGGTTACGCGCATAAGATGCGCGGTAAGGAGACCGGCCTCGAAATCCCTTACCGGGTTACGATTGACGTTTCCTCCAAGAAGGTCCTGTCGGTTGTCCGCAACTACAATGAGGACAAGCAGGAACTCCCAGAGGCCCGCAAGAACTTCGTGAAGTACACCTACGTTCCGGGCATGGGCTTCTACGACATCGGCCTGCTGCACATTCTGGGTAACACCACCAACGCCATTACGGCTGCTTGGCGCGAACTGCTGGACGCTGGCATGTACGCCAACTTCCCCGGCTTCCTGATGGCCGATACTGGTGCGCGGCAGAATACTAATATCTTCCGGGTTCCCCCCGGCGGCGGTGCCTTGGTCAAGACCGGCGGTATGCCGATCAATCAGGCCATCATGGCCCTGCCGTACAAAGAGCCTTCGGGAACCTTGATGGGTCTGGTGGACAACATGGCCCAGACCGGCATGCGGCTGGGCGGTACGTCTGAGGCTGCGGTTGGCGAAGGCCGCTCTGACGCCCCTGTGGGGACGACGCTGGCCCAGATCGAGCAGTCCCAGAAGGTCCTGAACTCGGTCCACAAGCGCATGCATGCGTCGCAGGCCGAGGAGTTCCAGCTTCTGAAGGAAGTCTTCAAGGAGCATCCTGACAGCTTCTGGCAGCGGAATAATAAACCTGCTGCCGCTTGGGACGAGAAGACGTTCCTGACGGCGCTGGAGAACTACGAACTGATCCCGCAGGCCGATCCCAACACGGCTTCGCAGGTCCAGCGGCTGATGAAGGTTATGGCCCTGAAGCAGCTTCAAGCCGCTAACCCCTCGCTTTATGACCCGATTGCCATTGATACCGCCGCGCTACAGGCCATTGGCTGGAGCAATCCCAGCCAGTTCCTTGCGTCGCCGGAGGCCCAGAAGAACCCGCCGCCGGAACTCATCAAGATGCAGGCCGATTCTAAGGCTGCTCAGACCCTATCCGATGCCCGGATGATGGACGCCCAGACCAAGGCCAAGACGGACGAGGCCAAGACCCAATTGGACGCCAAGAAGGTGGCGATTGATGAGGCCAAGGTTGAGGTCGATAAGATGAAGGCTATGGCGGAGGTCAAGGACAAGGAAGTTGACGCCCAGAACAAGTTTCAGGACCGCAAGTTCAAGGAGCATGTCCAGTTGATTGATCTGGCCCAGAACATCGCGGTTCACCCTGAGAGCCTTGATGTGATCAAGCCGCTGATTGCCCCGGCCATTCAGGACTTGAGCGACATCAGTGGCCCGGAAGAACAGCAGCCCGGTCTTGCCCCCGGCCTGATCCCTAGGGACCAGTAATGTCCAAGGATGTCCGCAAAGCATTGATGATTGCCAAGGGGCAGGTATCCAGCGGGTATCTGCCTCCGGGCGATCCGCAGCGGACGGCTAACCTTGCGCGGCACATGGAAGGCAGTGCGGCTCCGCCAGTGTTGTATCATGGTACGTCCAAGGACGCCGACTTTAAGAAGTTTAATATCCCTAAAAACGGCGCGTGGTTTACGACAAGTGCGGATGATGCATCATCGTATGCCAATGATAACCCCATCGGAACCTTCAGCCTGCTTGTCCAAGGGCCTGTAGTCGTGCGTCGTGCCGTCTACAACCCGGTAAGTCTTATCAGTCTCCCGGTCGTAAACTTCCCTTGGGAGATGCTCCTTATGGCTAAACACCATCGCAACATTGCTGCCGGTATCTAAGCGTTGACGCATCTGTTTCCAGTTTTGATGCTTGTTCTCTACGCCTTCGGTCAGGCCATTGACGGAGGAGTTCCCGCCACCCGGCTGGGATAGGCCAGTAGACGACTAGGTGTAGTGGTGATTGGGGGCAATCGGGTCGTAGTTCATCTTCGTGTAGTCGTAGAAGTCTACGTCCGGGTTTGCTTTGATCAGGGATTCATGCACCCGTGGGTCAATGTCTGAGAGGACGTTAAGCCGGACCGCCAGCCTATTACCCCGCATGGCGGCTGCTTGTTTGGCGTTCTGTATTTCGCCGTGAAGCTGTACGGCCAAGGCCCCCGGCTCGCTCAGGAAAGCCTGCGTCCTGTTCTTGCTGTTCTGGCGGGGCCACCAATCTTCCTGAGCGTAGTTGCCAGACGTTACGCCTAAGCACTCGTCCTTACAGATCGCACTATTGGGGCAGACCTTGAACTTGTTATGCTCATAGGCCGGGGCGAGCGGCATACCTATGGTTTCAACACCAACACCACCCTCCAATTGAAGGGGGGCCTGAGCGTCATATCTTGGACCAGCCTCATACCCTGCGCTGGCCTTTTCCAGCTTGGCGTTCATGGTCAGGAACGGCTTCACAGCGCCATTCTTTTCCCGTCCAACATACGGGGCCAGCTTGTTAGCTGCGGCCTTGGAATTGGCTACCTGCTGCATGTAAGGCAAAGACAGGTGCTGCTGGAGCGCGTCGGTAGTCTGGGCGGCTAGGTCCTTTGACGTAATCTGCTTGTCCGGCGGGGTAACCGCAAATTCGTATTGTTTGCCGCCGCTCGTAAATACAGTTTTGGGGCCACTAGTCACCGGGGTGGGTATGGGCGCGGCATCATCAATCCCGCCGCCGTCAGCCTTGCCGATACGCCCGCCCATAGCCCTAGCAATCATTAATGCCTTCCGGGCGTCCTTATTTCCCTGTTCCGGGGTCCGCAAAGCCGCAATTCGCTCGGAAATAACCTGTTGCGGACTTTCGATATGGACCTGACCGCCGGTAGGTAACTGGGCCGCAATAGCCGAAGCCTGTTCGTTAGCCGTTCCGTGGGTCCCGGCAGCAGCCACAACCTCCCGGCCTTCAGCGTCCCGGCCAACCACAGCCAGCGGGGTGTCGCCAGCGGTTACGCGATTGAGAACGTCCTTTTTGGAATAGGGGCCATACCCCAGAATTTCGTTGATCCTGTCCCCGGCGACCGCAGCCTTGATGGAGCGTTCGTCGATCAGCGCGGGGTTGTAATGGAATACGCCGTGCTGAGTCTCAACCCGGCTCGCGCCCTCTGGCAGAGCAGGCTCCTCATGGGTGTATAGGACGGCCTTGCGCTTGCCCTGAAGGAAGTCTTCAAGGAGCATCCTGACACCTTCTGGCAGCGGAATAAGACACCTGCCGCGCCTTGGGACGAGAAGGCGTTCCGGAGCGCTC